CGGGTTTCAAGTTGCGGTAGATGACCTCGATCTCGTCGACCGCAGGGATATACCAGTCGGCGTGTCCAGCGATCCGGAGGTCGAGCGCCCATTGCGCAAGATCGCTTCCAGCTGCGGCCATGGCCTTGGTGTTGGCGAGTCCGTCGTTATACGACAGTGCCCCCGGCACGTCCTTGTAGTCGTCGATCCAGATGGACGGGGCATGTTCGCCTTCGGACTTGGGCGCCACGATCAACGCGAAGGCCTGGTCATCGATCATGATGCGTCCGGCGTAGAAGCCGCCGTCCATCACGGTTCCGAGAATTGTGGTGATTTCGTTAGGATGATTCATATTGGCTCCTTTGAGTGTTAAGCGGCTTGTTGAAGATTTGTGAGAATGCCATCCTCGAGCCAGAGTGCCTCGACCGTGCCCGGTAATCCGGACGGAAGCGCTTTCATGGTGCCGAAAATGAGCGCGGTGTCGATTTCTCCCTTGAGGGCAAGACTGTGCATCCAGACGATCATCTGTCCGCGACCTTTCAGGTCAAGCACGTCGAAGCGATCAAGCACCAGCAGCTTCATGCCGGAAATATGGGAAATGGCCTCGGCGATCATGGCATCCACGCGCCACTTCTCGGATTCGGAAAGCAGTGCATATGGGCGCGGCGAAGCGCCTTCCTCAGCTGCATAGATGCTCATGTCCTTGCCGATATTGATGCGCAGCCATTGAGCCTCGTTCGCCGAATGCGCGAGACGCTCATTGATTGGCCCCAGTGCTTCGGCCAGCATTTCTCCTGGGATTCCGGAGGGGGAGAGCGCGTCGGCGATCGCGAGCCACTCCACGACGCTCTTGTGAAGCTGCGCGGCTTTCTGGGTTGTGGATTCGCGCGATGCAGCGGCTTCGGCAGCCTCTTTGTATTTCTCGGAATCGGCTCGCCACGACCGGCGCTGGTCGTTGAACTCATCAATCTTTGTCTGCAGCGCAGCGGTGTCTGGAATTTCGGTTTTTTCGGCGTCTATCTCCTTGAGCTTCTCTGCCGCACGGTTGGCCTCCTCGAGGTCGCGCTTGCCGTTGGCGACCGCCTTCTTTAACAGGTCGACCGCTTTCTCACATTCTGGGATCTTCGCGAGGTCGTCTTCTGTTCCATACGCATGCATGGAGGCCTTGACCAGCTTGCCGTCGAAGAACATCAGCATTTCGTTGCAGCACGGGCACGGGAGAGCATCTTGCGATTTTCTGGATGCTCTCAGCTTTTCGAGTTTTTGCTCCCATTCCTTCAGCTCTACTTCGTCCCGGTTCAGCTTGTCCTGAATACGGGCGAACTTGCCAGCGTTTTCCTCGAGATTTGACCGGGTTTGCAGGTTCGCCTTGATGCGCTGTTCGAGGGCCTTGGCGATCCCGATCTGTTGGGATATGTCCTCAATCTGCGCGTCGAATTCCTCAAGGCGCCCCTTGGCATTCTCGTAGAGCTTTTGCGCCTTCTCGACGTCGAGCGCCTTCTCGACGTCGATCGCCTTCGGTGCCCAGCCCTCGGCCTTGTCTTTCCCCCAGGTCTCGCCTCCGGTGGCGGTTTTCCACGAGGCTTTCGCGTCCCGAGCCTTTGCTGCAGCTTCTTTCTCGGCGGCATCGAATCCGGAGCGCAGCAAGGGGAAGACGATCTCGACCTTTTCCATGTTCAGCCCTTTGGCCTGCAGTCGTTCTTTGACGGCTTGGCCTGCGGCTTTCAGACCCATCAGGCCGAACAGGAATTGTCGCCGCTGGTCATCAGGAAGTCCGGCGAAGCGCTGCGCGTCGAGCACGTAGGGAAGAAAATCGTTCTGGCTGTGCGCGCCCTTTCCCGCGGGAAAGGCGATCGAGAACTTCTCCCCGTGGCACTCTACCTCCGCAAAACCGGAGTCTGCACCTTCGGAAATGATGCGCCCGTAGTCTTTTTTCTGGGCGATCCTGACGCTCTCTCCAACCATGGCATGCCTGACAGCCTCCTGCAGGCTGGACTTCCCGGAGTGATTCGCCCCGGCAAAGATCGATATCTGGCGCGAAAGCTTCACGTCAACGCTTCGGATGCCGAGGAAATTCTCGGCGATGATGTGGGTAATTTTCATGCTGGCGCCCTTTCATCAAACAGCTGCTGGTTCATCGGCCGAATGATGATCTGGCCGCTCTCCTGAACACTTTCCGCAAGCAGGGCAACATTGCGACCATCTGGCTGGAAAGTTGCCGAGAGAGTCAAGTGGACGAATTTCTCTTCCTTCTCCATCTTCGGCTCGATCATGAACTTGGAAATCCTCACGTTCCTGAATTCCAGGCCATGTATCTCCATTTCCATGTTCAACATTTCCCCGGTCCAGTTGATCGCGCCCATGCTCTTGAAGCGCACCTGGTTCGTTTCATAATTGAAAAGAAAATGGCGAAGTGCGGGGTCGAAGTAGGGGAGGATGTCGTCCGCTGCAGCGGTGATTTCCAGCTTCATGTCGACGGCCAGAACCTTGTCATCCTCCGGACCTTCCTTCCTGATGTTTAAATGCTTGATGCTGGCGACGGCATTGTCGAGATCGATGGCCATGGCATTACTCCAGGTTCATCTGGCCAGTCTGGCCTGCTTCGGCTTCTTTACCGGGATGTTCGCCGTCGACTTGGGCGAAAGTCTTGGTGGTTTCATCCTCTTTGGCGCCCTTTCCAGACTGCTCTGTATCGTGATGACCTTCCCCTTCACCCTCGATGATCACGAAATCGCCGTCCAGAGATGCCTTTTTGCCTTCGTCGACTGCGTCGCCGATCTGGATGGCGTTCGCCATTTCGATGGACATGGGCAGGTAGTTCGCCATGCGGCGGATCAGGGTTTTCCGAACCATCTGCTCATAGTCCGTTACCCACGGGCCATCATCGGCCGACTTCGATCTGGCGCGGATCTTGTTCACATCCTGAATGCTCATCCATTCGAAGTGGTGGCCACCGTCCTTGAACTTGGCGACCCCGTAGACAAGCCTGATCTTGCCGCGGTCTCCGTCAAGGTAGGGAATATGCTTGACGTTGGAGTCGATGCCCAGTCTCAAGTCAAAATCGTCATTTTCATAGACGATGTGGGTCTCAATGCTGGTCACTTCACCGGATCGCCTGGCAAGGGCAATCAGCCCCTTGTAGCCGGGAATGAATTGCGCCTCGATGGTTCCCTTTTTGCGGTTGTTGAAGGGCACCAGATAGGCCTGTCCAAGAACCCCGATTTCGAGTCCCAACTGCGATGCCTGGATGATCGATCCGAATACCGTCAACGGGTCGCATTTCTGCAGCCTCGGATTCTTGGCGAATTCGGTTGTAGCCAGACGGATCATGCGATCTGGGGTCAGATGCTTGGGAAGCGCGGCGGCCAGCTGGGCCTTTTGCTTTTCCAGGAAAGAGCGGAATGCGATGACAGGGTTCTTTCCCTCGCCTGTTGCCACTTCTCGAAGTGCTTGTGCGGATGACATGGCTGCTTCCTCCTATTTGATCCGGAAAGTCCGGGTTTCGATGGTCTTGCGAAATTGCGCTGCCAGGTCTGGGTGCGCCGCTTCGAATGCCTTGGAATCGAATCGGTTTTGTATGCCAGATTTCCAGCTGGCGACCTGCATGCCATGCATGGTCAGGATTGCCGCGTCCGCCATGAAAATCTTGATGCGATCCTCCCGCGCCTCGATCAGCGCGTTGATCTGCTTCGCCTCGTCCTTCAAGGCCTTTAGCGCGATCAAGTCGGCCTGGATTTCCTGAGAGGCTTCGATAAACAGCCCGGCATCCTTGCCATAAAGCCGCTTGATGTCCTCGACAGAAGAAGGCTCCGGCGCTTCCATGCGCTGCACGCGACCCCAGAATTCAACCTCCTTTTCTCGGATTGCCTGGATGGTGATATCGTCGCGTTCGATTCGGTAGGTGCGGAAATCGTCGGCCCCGATCAGGACGCCGAACACGCAGACATCCTTGTCTGTCACCATCAGACCGTGCATGGCCTGGGCGGCATAATGCAGGGGAATTTCGTCGGTTTTCACTTCGCCCCATTCCTTCGCCTTGAATGGGCTGACGGTCTTGATCTCGATGTTCTCGCCGCTGGATGCTTCTGCGTCGATCTCGGCGGCAATGAAGCCGTATTCTGCATCGATGTAGCGGTTTCCCCTAGCGACGATCTCAAGCCCCGTTTCCTCAGCCAAGAGGTCGATGACATAGGGCTCCATGCGCTTGCCACGCGTCAGGATCTTCACCCGGTCAGGATCGGTGATTTCCACGCGACCCTGAACCTTGTCCAGATAGACATCGAGGGCGGTTTTCCAAGGTGAAATCCCCAGAATCGCTGCGACATCCGATCCGCCCAGGTATTTCTGGCGATCGAGGCTCGCATTCATTGGTGCGTTCATGCTGCTTTTCCTCCATTGATTGAATAAAACGGATGCGGGGTCTGCCTTGCGATTCCCAGCGCCTCCTGGATCGCCGTCTGCTTGGCGAATAGAACCTGCAGCTCGCGGAATATCTGTTCGTTCTCGCCCTGCTTCCTTGCGATGTCTATGCTGTTCATCCGGTGCAGGCTGATCAGCCTGGCGAATTCGGCTTCGTTCCTCACAAGCTCTTCATCGAGGGCGGCGAGAAGATGAGAGACAGCGGAAATGGTCATGATTTTTTCCTGAACGCTTTTTCTGCATCAGCCCCAAGATAAACAGCCTGAAGTTTTGATGCGCTTCCCACGCCGTAATATGTCTTCCTGGTGGTTTGCCCAAATGGAGCGGTGACTTTCTTTTGAAACCTCAAGACCCAACCGTCACCGTCGCATCCGTGATGCCATTCGCCGTCAGGAAGAAGGAAATCACGTTCCGGGGCTGGCTTGATCAATTCCACGATCATCCCCGCATACTTGGAATTTCCGAGAACAACCGCAAATACACCTGGCTTAAGATCGCTCATATCACCCTCGGATGCAGAATCACGTCCACCACCATGCATTGCTTCATATCGCAGATTCGTTGATGGATGTGTATCGTGTGGACCCTGTGCGGCATCGGGTGCAGGATGTTCACGGGGAGCGGAATCGGCTGCGCCGGAGAGTCCGGGGTCAACCATACCCACAAGGCAACCAGAGCGAACATGGCTATTGCCAGCTTGTGCCACCTTGTCAGCGGCCTTGTATCTTCCTCGGCCAATGGTGCGACAGGGTAGAAACGATCATATTTGCTCATGCTCATCCTCCTCCTCATAGTCCGGATCTGTAGCCCGGAGAAAAACCGACACAATCCCGGCGAATGCCAGAATCAGTAATCCGATGCCTACAAATAACTTGATAGGGCTGATGGTCCACAAGATCATTATTTCCCCTCGGTGAATTGATGAATGACTAAATGACTTCTCTGCGGACGGCCCGGGCGCGCAGCTTGCTGCCGGTGCCGTAGCAATGCTGGTGGCCATTGAGGAAGTACTGGTACCAGGCATAACTTTTGTCGGTCTGATGGACTTCGCGCGTCCAGTAGGCCTCCGGCTTGAACTCGTCATTCATGGTGGCATGCAAGAATGCGCCTTCTGTTCGGTCGAAGAGCTTTCCTCCGATAGACTGCGCCCAGGACATCTGTTTCTTCCAGGAAGCGCGATCGTTGTCACCTGGGAGAAGAATGAAGCGAGTGAGACGGCCATCAGGACCGGAATAGTAACCACCGAGGGTTTCGCCATCCGCCAGTTCGAAATGCGGCAGAACAAGTGGTGATTCTATTTTTTTGTCAGACATAACGATCTCCTTGAATTCATCCCCGTCTATAGATGCCGCCTCGGGGTGCGGCCCAATTTTTCGTACATGGGAGTCGGCCTGTATCGGTTCAGGCTTCGCTAAGCTATCCGGCCTCTACCCGGATCGCGCCTTTTCGATAGGCTGAAGGTCTTGATCTCCTGTCGTCGCTTTCCCCTACAGGCGCGCTCAGAACAGCTCACCGTCCCGTAACGCCGGGCTTTTCGCGAGGGCTAAATCAGCCCCAATTCAATTTTCCTGCTCAATCTGAGTTGGGCTTTGTCTGCCGCCCCTCTGGTCCAGTGCCAGGACTTTGGGATCCAGATTTCGTGCCTCGTGCCGACTTGGTGCTCAACGTGGAACCGACCTGCACGCTCCACGATCCGGATGTTCGGGTTCGTGGTCATTACGCAAAAATCGCGTCAATCGCCTTGGAAGCAGCCGCCGTGGCAATCGCCTTGGCCGCGATCCGTGCCGCGTAAATCTCGGCTTGATCCATCAGAGCGCGAGCCTCGTCAATGCTGATTTTCTCGATGCCGTTGTGCGGCACGAATTTGTAAAGCTGCGTTCCGGACACGTTGGCGAGGATGTATGCGTCGGGGAGATAGTCGCCCGGTGTCGCTACGGCAGCCTTGACGACCAGCTGCAGGAATCCGACCTTGACGGTTTGCCCAACATCCCAGGACTGTTTCGTGTTCTTGACCATCTCAGCCTCCGTTTGCGTTGTGTATGGATCAATAATAAGGCAATGCCTAATGCATGTCAATAGGCAATGCCTTATTTATTTCACAATAAAAAAGCCGCTCTGCGCGGCTTGGTTTAGAACAAGTTGGAATTAAGCTAGATCGATGGACGAGATTTCGTCGTGGTGCAAAAGCATGACGCCTGCAGAAGAAGCCAGTTGTCGAGCGGAAGGGGTATATGTGGCATTCGAGATAACCGCAGCGGCGTCTGCCTGCTCGAACGTTTTGCCTGCGATGATTTCCTGAACAGCCTTGTTACCTACAGGCGACGAGTAGAGCTTGCACTGTACGACCAGCTTGAGGCCGTCCTTTTCCGCAATTATATCTATGCCCTGGTCGCCGGTTGCGGAAGTGGTTCGCGCAGACCATCCGAACTCACGCAGCCTGCTCGCAACTAGGTCCTCATAGTCAGTGGGGGATATAGCAGGAGAAAAAACTGCAGAAGACTTTTCATAAGACGCTGTTGCTTTATAAATCATGGTTCGCATCTGATCAAAATCAGTGGGCTTGATTTTAATTTTTATGATGCCTGGGAGAATGAGATTTTCAATAAAAAAATTAATTTCCTTTTTCCACTTTGAATCATCAACAAGGCCATATCCCATTTGGATGGTCAGTTGCCTTCTTTTTGTTGTTAGCTCACCTTGGTGTTTATAAATTATCTCAGCAGCGTGGATTTTCAAATTGACGAGTCTTTTCCGCTCGGCTTTTTGTTCAGAAAAGACCCAGTAAAAAAATAATAATAATAAAAAGGCAAACCAAAAATATTCCATTAAGGATTCTTTAAATTGAAGCTCATCTGAAACCAGACCTTCAAAATATTATTGCTTGGCGCTTCCATGGTTAGGGGTGTGGTTCGGTTCCGAAGAAGAAAAAGCGGTTTTTACTACCTCGTCCTTTTGAGTTTCGTTCATTTTTTGCATATGATAAACGACGTCAAGAACTTTCCTGTCTACTTTAGCCGATCCGAACCACCATTCATAAGGTAATCCGAAATATTCCACCAGGTGCGGATAGTGCTTTTTATCAATTCGACCATATTTTCGCCAGTCCGCCACTGAAGGGGCTTTAACCTTAAATTCGCGCGCAACCTCGGCCTGAGTGACGCCCTTTGCCTTCATGGCTGCCTCAAGGAATACGCCCAGGTGATCTTCTTTTTCAAAGTCCATTCCGCAATGTAGCAAAACGCCCCCATAGAAAGGCAATGCCTATTGACAAGATAAGGCAATGCCTTATAAACTTGCTCTCATGAACCAATTTATCGAAAAAGCAATCTCTCTTTTCCCATCCCAAGCGGCATTCGCTATCGCCGTTGAGGTGAAATCGCCAACTGTGAGCGAATGGAAAAATGGAGATCGTCCAGTACCTATCGAAAAGTGCGTGAAAATCGAACAGGCAACCGACGGGCTTGTCACGCGCCGCGATCTTCGTCCCGACGATTGGCACCTGATCTGGCCCGAGCTCGTCGATAAGAACGCCGCATGAACACCCAACCCCTCCTCACTGTTGTGCGGAGCTTTGCCCGATGCGATTCGGGCTTTTTTATTCACAAGGCCAGTTTAGGTTTTTTTGACCATTTGAGCTTCTCAACCGCTCTCAACAAATTTGAGAGGTCTTAAAATGCCTAATCAAATCAGCATTCCAGTTGAAATCCGCACTGAAGAAATAGCTCGGAAAAGGACGCTCGGACAGGCCATCGAGCTATGTGCGGAGCTGGCTGGATATGCGCTTGACAAGCAGCTTCAGGAAGAGCTGGGCGTCGACAAGGCGCAATTCTCCAGATGGATCTCCGGTCAGGAAGGCGTTGTCTGGCCAAAATTCGAAAAGCTCATGGATGCCTGTGGGAACGATGCCCCGCTTTTCTGGATGCTCCATCAGCGCGGATATGACTTGGGCAGCATCAGGAAGCGCGAATCTGAGCTCGAAAAAGCTCTCAGAGAAGAGCGGGAGCAGAAAGCTGAGCTTGAAAAGCAGGTCGAATTCCTTACCAACGTAATTTCCGGGAGGAGCAGAGCGTGACAGATCCTCTCGTGCCTCCTGATTGCGATTTGCGAGCTTTCGCATTCATGCCTCTGGATGTTGTTCGGCTTCGTGATAGTGATATTGCAGCCGTTTCATCTGGAGAGGAATTCAGGGCCGCTGTCCTTTTATGGTGCGCTTCATGGCATCAAATCCCGGCCGCAAGCCTTCCAGATGATGACATGATTCTCGCGCAACTTGCTGGGTTCGGCAGGGTGATTAAGGAGTGGAAGAAAGTTCGATCTGGCGCGCTTCGTGGATGGATTCTGTGTTCCGACGGTCGTTTGTATCATCCAGTCATAGCGGATAAAGCAATCGAAGCATGGGGCAGAAAGATCGAGCAGGCATGGAAAACTGAATGCGCTCGGATCAAAAAGCAGAATCAGCGTAATGGGACAGAGCTCGCCTATCCAACATTTGATGAGTTCGTGTCCCGAGGGACAAAAAGAACAAGTCCCCAGGGACATGATGTCATTGTCCCTGATCTGTCCCACTGGAAACGGCATCCAATAGACATAGACAGGGACAGGGACAGGGACAAGGAAATTCCTAAAGATACTTCTAAACAGACTAGAAACACTTTCCCGGTAAAGGGGGGCGAAAGCGTGTCGGTAGTCGGTCTATCTTGCAAGGCAATGATCGATGCCGGCATTGAGCCAACAACTGTAAACCAATCGCACCCAGATCTTCTCGCCTTGATCGAAGCCGGTGCCACTCCAGAAGAATTCGGAAACACGGCCACGGAATCCGTAGCCAAGGGGCACAAGAAATTCGCCTACGTCCTCGGTATGGTAAAAAACCGGCGCGCTGAAACGAGGGTGCGCCAGACTCAAGTGGGCCGGCAAGGTCCCAAAGCAGAAGATTTCCAAAAACGTGACTACGGAACTGGAGGGCCATTGTGAGCAAACTGACGCTGATCGATTTTCCTGAAGAACCCAGCAAGCATGAGAAATGCGATATCCACGGGGAATACGAAAGCCGGCAGATTATCGGGGCGATCTTCTCGAAGTGTCCTGAATGCGGTCGGATCGAACATGAGAAATCGGTTCGCGAGAAGGCACAGAGAGCGCGCGACGAATCTGCCATCCGGTGGCAATCCAAGCTCGGTGAGGCATGCATTCCTGAAAGGTTCAAATCGCGACGCTTGGACAACTTTACGGCAGATGGTAAGGGGCAACAGGACGCCCTCGATATCTGCATGAAGTTTGCTGAAGACTTCCCTGCGAACGCAGGAAAAAGCTTGCTTTTCCTCGGCCTTCCAGGGACCGGCAAAACGCATCTTTCGGTCGGCATTTGCCAGATGATCATGGAATTGCACGGCAGCACAGCGCTGTTTACTTCTGCCATGAAGATGCTTCAGCGCATCAAGGGGACATGGAACCCGAGATCGGAAGAATCCGAGCTGAATGCGATCAAGGTTTTCGTGAGGCCAGATCTCCTGGTGCTCGATGAAATCGGGGTCCAGTTCGGAAGCGAAACCGAAAAGAACATCCTGTTCCATGTCATCAACGAGCGATATGAGCGAAACAAGCCCGTAATTCTAATCTCGAATCTCACCCTCAAGGAGATCGTCCCGTACCTTGGCGAGCGGGTCTATGACCGGCTGCGCGAGGATGGGGCAGAAAGCGTCGTGTTCGCCTGGGAGAGTTTCAGGAGCAAAGCAGCATGACCGACACCGCATTGATCTTCGACATCCTCTGCGTTCTGGGTGTGGTGGCTGTTTTGGTGGCGATGAAATGAAGGCCTTCGCCATTTGCTCCGGAATGAATCTCGACGCCTGGCAGCCTGAAACCTGCTCCTGTCAAGAATTCTTTGAGGAGCGCGCCGCCATTCGTGAATACGACGCAGGATTCCCGCGATTCGTCGCCGAGAAGAAAGCGCGCGAGGACGTGAGCCGCTATTCGAGGGTTGAGGATGAGGGGTCAACACCATGACCTGCCCACTTCCCCACACCGAGCCTTCTGGTCGCTTCAACCTGCACTGTCTGGAATGCTGCATTCGGCTGGTCAAGTCCACGAAGCCAAGGAAGGATCTGGCGAAGGTAATGCTCGGTGTGATCGAGCGCAACGGTGGCCCGAGCAGGGCGGATATTTTTGAGGGGGTGAGGTGATGCGCGTTTTGTCTTTAGGTGCTGGCGTTCAATCCTCGACTTTGGCTCTCATGTGCAAACACGGCGAAATCGAAATGCCGGATTGCGCTATCTTTGCAGATACCCAGTCAGAGCCAGAATCGGTTTATACATGGCTGGATTGGCTGGAAACACAATTGCCATTTCCTGTTCATCGCGTGACGAAAGGCGATTTGTCAAAAGCAGCTTTGATGGTCAAGACATCAAAAAAATCTGGCTCAAAGTATTGCCAATCTTCTCCTCCTGCATGGGTAATTGATGATGGGGAAACAAAACCCAACTTGATGATGAGGCAATGCACCACTGATTTCAAAATCATCCCGATTCGAAAAAAACTCAGGGAACTTGGGGGAAAAAAACCGGAGTCGAACAGTACATTGGAATTTCACTCGATGAAGCCATCCGCATGAAACCTTCTAGGGATGCGTGGGTAAAAAACCGCTGGCCGCTGATTGAAAAACGCATGACACGGCAGGACTGCTTGAACTGGATGAAGAAAAACGGCTACTCCCTTCCGCCACGTTCAAGCTGCGTGTTTTGCCCTTACCACTCGAACGAAGAGTGGAAACGATTAAAAACAGCAGAACCAGAAGATTTCCAAAGAGCCGTTATTTGGGAAAAAGAATTTCAAAAAACGATGGGTAATGTTTCTGGATTCAGAGGAACGCCTTTTTTGCATCGGTCTTGTGTTCCTTTGGATCAAATAGATTTCGATCCTGAAAGCGATCAGTTTGATCTGTTTGGGAACGAATGTGAAGGGATGTGCGGACAATGACCAAGCGCATCTACATCCTAGCCCATCAAGTCGCCCGCGCTGGTGCGCTCAGGGCCGTTCAGGATGCCCCTGACGGGTATGTCGTCAGGGTTGAGCCTCCCAGCAAGTCCCGAGATCAAGAATGCCATTACCACGCGATTTTTGGGGAAGCTGCCGAGAAATGCCGGCACCTGAATCGGGCTTTTGATCTGGAAACGTGGAAAAGGCTGCTGGTAGATCAATTCATCCGGGAAATGCTCGCCGACCCGACCTGCGACGAGCGAATCAGAAAAGACCTCGAAGGTGAGTCCTCGAAGATGATCCCCTCTCTGGATGGCTCAGGGATCGTCCAGGTTGGCTACCAGACGCGCCACTTCGGGAAAAGGACTGCCTCGGCTTTCATTGAATGGCTGAAGGCGTGGATGGCCGAGAATGCGGAGGATGCAGCATGAACCAATCCTACACCAAAACACAGCGCGTCCATCTTGCCCGCGTGAAAGAGCTTCCGTGCTCAGTATGCAACGAGCCGGGGCCGAGCGATGCTCATCATATCCGCCAGACGAGAGCATTCTCAGTGGTGGCGCTTTGCAAGTCATGCCATCAAGATCCGCACAACGGAATCCATGGAGAGAAGGCCATGTGGAGGATCATGAAAATGGACGAGGTGGACGCTCTTGCGGTGATGATCGAGAGGTTGTTGAAATGATCGAGCTCAGATTGCCATGGCCTGTGTCTGCGAATCGCTACTGGCGCTCATTCGTGCCGAGGGGGCATAAACGGGCAATCGTGGTTCTCTCCGACGAGGCCAAGCTTTACAAGCTCCAGGTGCACGAGATCGCGATAGTTTCCGGGTTGCGCGAATGTCTGGCCGGCCGCGTCCACGTCGATGTACAGCTCTATCCTGGCCTACCCAAAGACGCGGTGAAACGCATGCGCAAGCACGGCGAGGGCTGGGACGATACAGTGCGCTCGATCGACCTGGATAATGCTCTGAAAGTTACCATCGACGCGCTCAAGGGCATCGCCTACCACGACGACAATCAAGTTTGGAAGCTGACAGCCCAACGTATGGAGCCTGAAGGCGAGGCTTGCGCGGTCTTGCGGATTTCCGAAATTACACTCATCCAGAAGCAACAAACCATCTTTGGAGATTGAAAAATGCTGACGGCACACGATTTTGATTTCACCATTCCAAAGCCGATGCCTGAGGAAGTGAAGCCACCGCGAGAGCCAAGAAGCCCAAGGGTCCTGACCAGAAAAAAAGAAAATTCACTCAAGAACATCCGGGTCCTTTTCGATGCTATGGCACTTCAACACGATTTCAGCGCAGCCGAGCTCGCTGAAAAAAGGCGTGGAGGGGTGGGCTGCCAGTACATCATAGCGAAAGAATTCTGCGAGGCGATGATGCGAGAGGGGTATGCGATCAAAATCAGAATGCCCCCTGGGTGGGGTTATCGAAAGGTAAAAAATGCCGAATGACGAACACTCGAATGCACTGCCGGCCTACATGTATGGCGATCCTGCTTATGCCTATGAGCGCATCGAGTCAGGCACATGCAGGGGATGCGTTCACGAACTCATTGTGCATATCGGGGGATCGATAAATTGTAGGGCGTCTACGCATATTTCATGCGATCTTCCGCTTAGGAAGTACGGCAATCGTTGCAAACGGTACAAGGAGAGTGAAAGTGAACATTGAACACAAGATTCGGGAAATTCTCAGGGAGCAGCCTGATGGGAAACTTCTTACAGCCAAGGAAATATTCGATGTCGGACAGTTTGAGAACCTGACGGTAATCCAGGCGCAGCTGCAGAAGATGGCATCTAAGCCAGCTTCAGGAATTTCCAGAGAGAAGATCAAGAATCCTGAAAAAGGTGGGTTGCGCGAGATATGGGCGTATTTCTCACTCGACAAGAACGCAACTCCAGCGCAGCAATCTGTTTACTCTGGGCCGGGCCCATCCGCGAGAGTGAATGAAAAGCCGGAAATCGAATGCAAAGTCAATCTCACAAAAGCGCACCCGCTGCAGGAAATGCGACACAGCGAGCCTACGGTCAATCTGCTAGAAGAAGCCAATGTTGCTCATTTGCGCGAAGATCAGAATACTGCGGTCTCCAGAAAATCTGGCTGGCTCCGAGTCCAGGCAAAAAATTCTACGTCAAGGGTATTGATGATTTCGAATCGCTCGACGAGGCCGTGGAAACTGCCAGGCTGTTTGCCGGAAAACATCCTGGCGAGATTTTCGAAGTTTGGGAAACCAGGATTGTGCGTCGTTTTCGGGCCAGAATCGAAATCCAGGAGATCGCTGAATGACAACTGATTCCCCGTTGTTCAACTCGGCGCATGCCGCTTTAATTTTTGCATTCCACTATTCAGGCCAGCAGTCACCAAGATCGCCGATGACGCAATTGCTCGGTGGACATGGAATCGGCTCAGGAAAAGGGCTGCATGGCCTGGATGGGGCTGCGCAGGCCGGACTCATCCTGGCTGAATTCGACAGGCTGTCCGAACAGCAGCGGCATGTTCTGCTCATCAGATTCGGAGATGTCAGGCACTCCTGCCCGTGCTGTGGCCAAATGGCTCCGTCAGAAGAATGGATGGAAGCACTCGATGCTGTTTCATGGTCGATGGGTCTTGAAGGATATCCGCGAAAGATCCGACACGGCATGATCGAGAAGGCGGTTTGCCGGAGAAAATGGGATGCGAAGCAAATTTCTGATGAGCACGGCATCTCTGAGCGAACCTTGCGCCATCAGATTCGAGACATCAAGACCCGGATCGCGAAGATCGAAAGCCAGGCGCTGAACGATCTCTACAGCCGCTTTTCAGAAAGCGGGATCTGTGGTTGAAAAAAATCTGTTGAAAAAAATTCTTGACCTTTGCCGAAAAACGGCAAATAATGCGAAATATTGATACTCTTCCAAGCCTCGCCCAGGAAACTGCGCGGGGTTTTTTGTTTCCGCTTCACCCAAGGCGTGAGTGGGTAAAAACCGCGTCAGACCGCAACAGCAATCCTCCTTCTCGCTTCGGCGCATCAAAGATGCTGGGTGCGGCCACTCTTAATTCAACGAGATTCCGATCATGGCGAAAATTACCGACAGGCAAAAAAGGTTTGTCGAGGAATATCTGATCGACCTGAACGCGACTCAAGCTGCGATCAGGTCTGGATACAGTGCCAGGAATGCAGGAAAAATCGGGCCCGAGCTGCTAGGGAAAACTAGGGTGAGGGAATACCTCATCGAACGCCGTGAACAGCTTGCCAAGAATACGGACATCACCCCTGAAAAAGTTCTCCAGCTATGGTGGGATCAGGCAAATGTTGATCTCAACGAGATCGTTGAATACCGACGTGAAGCATGCGAAAGCTGCAGGGAAAACGATAGCAATACCGTGAGCCCCAATCCAGATTGCCCGTCATGTCATGGAGAAGGGCGCGGACATCTGCACATCCAGGATTCGCGAAAGCTCAAGGGTGCAGCCAGAAGGCTGTACAACGGTGTCCAGATCGGCAAGGATGGCATCAAGGTTCTGATGCTCGACCGCGACAAGGCGCTGGAGAACGTGGCCAGGCACTTGGGCATGTTCATCGAACGAAAGGAAATCACAGGAAAAGACGGTGCGCCCATTCAGCATCAGGCGTTGCCGATCGATCTTTCCGCATTGACCGATGAAGAACTCGCAGCCCTCGAGGCAATCCAGCTCAAGCTCACCGTTCCCAAGTCTGGAGCAGACCAGGGCAGAAAAGGCTAGGCGCAACCTTTCTTCGTTCGTCAAGGAAGCATGGTCAATTCTTGAGCCCGAAACGCCTTATCGGCATGGCTGGCATGTTGACGCGGTCTGCGAGCACCTTGAAGCCGTCAGCTGTGGGCAGATCAGAAAGCTTCTGATCAATGTACCTCCTGGCCACATGAAGTCCATGTCGGTTTGTGTATTCTGGCCGGCGTGGCACTGGATCGATAAGCCACATTTCAGGTGGCTGTTCGGTTCATATTCCGCCCATCTCTCAATCCGGGATGGAAACAAGATGAGGACGATCATCGGTTCTCCCTGGTATCAGCGACATTTCGGGAACAACTTCCGGCTGACGAAAGAGACTGAGCCCTTTATCGCAAACGATAAATCAGGGTTTCGGGTTAATACTTCAGTAGGAGGCGTCGGTACTGGCGAGCGCGTCCATATCGTCGTCAACGACGACCTGATTCGTGCAAATGATGCCGATTCTCCGGCGATGAGAGCTCAAGCGCTTTCTCACATGCGGGCAATGTCTACTCGCGGCGTTGACCCGGAGACTTTTTCCCAAGTTCTCATCATGCAGCGGGTTCACGAGAACGATCCTGCTGGATGGGCAATAGAACAAGGCGACTGGGAAACGCTGATTCTTCCGGCGGAGTTCGAGTCTGATCGGCGTTGCGTGACTTCCATCGGATTCACCGATCCGAGGAAAAATGAGGGCGATTTACTCTGGCCGGAAATGTTCGGCGCGGATGCCATTGCCGAACAAAAAAAGGCGCTCGGCGCTTATGAAGCGTCGGCGCAGCTTCAACAGAGACCGGCCCCTCCAGGTGGAGCACTTTTCCGGCCGGATCGAATCGGCATCATCGATGCTATTCCAGTTGGTTGCAGATGGGCTCGCGGTTGGGATTTGGCGGCTACCATTCCAGAGCCAGGGAAAAAACCAGACTGGACTGTTGGGGGGCTTCTCGGAAAAACACCTGATGGCCGCTACATCATTGCTGATATTCGCCGTGTCCAGGATTCGCCCTATGGCGTGGAGCAGTTGATCCTCAATACCGCCCATGCTGATGGATCGGAGGTGTCCATAAGCGGCCCACAAGATCCAGGACAAGCAGGAAAAGCACAGGCACTCAGATTCGTTCAGATGCTTTCCGGATTCGATGTCGAGTTCACACCCGAGACCGGGAGCAAGGTGGCGCGGGCAAAACCGCTTGCCGCGCAGATGGAAGCCGGAAATGTGTTCATGCTTCGCGCCGCATGGAATGATGAGCTTTCCCTCGAGCTCGGCATGTTTCCTTTCGGATCGAACGACGACCAGGTGGATTCTCTCAGCAGGGCATTCCATCGATTACTCACTGATACGGGATTTGTATTCGGCTGATGGGAATTATCCAAAATATTAGGCTCTGGGCGGCTCGCCGCCGGTTCCAGCCAGAACGCGAAAGCCTGGCATACCCAAAGCTCGTCGGCCTCATGGGCCAGAACCGCACGCTTGGGACGCCGAAACCGACACCGACGAATCTGCGCTACTTTTCCAGAACGGTGTACGCCAGGCGCGCAATCAACACGATCAAAAATCCGATTTGCGGCCTTGGCTGGGAAATTACCTTGGACGGTGTAAAGGGGGCTCCCTACGAAAAAGCGGCGGAAGTTCTGACAGCCTGTTTTCAGAGGCCTAATCAAGGAGACTCCTGGAGATCGTTGCTGGAGCAGATCATCGAGGACGCATTGGTTAATGGCGCCGGCGTGATTGAGCAAGCTGAGTCCTCGGACCCATTGCGTCCGCTCTGGCTATGGCCGGTGGATTCGACAACGATCAGGCCAGTGATCAAGTGGGACGGAAACCCGAAATCCATCCGATTCCTGCAGGCCAATGGATACACAGGCGGCTCTATTCTCTCTGATCTAAACGCCGCAAAACTCAAAGCCGAAGACATCGTCTACATGCGGCTCAATCCGTCGACTGAAAGCCCCTACGGATATGCGCCGCTGGAAATTGCCTACGACTCGATCAGCCGACAACTCGGCGTAGGAAGATATGCCGCCGCCGTCGCAAGCAACGCTCAACCTCAAAATATGATTTTTGTGGGCGAGGCGACAGATGAACAGGTTCTGAAATTCCGTAATTACTGGCGGAACGAAATAGAGGGACGCGGCCAGACGCCTATTCTTGGCAACAAGGGCAAACCTGAGGTCATGAAGCTCCATCAAGGAGGTGACGAGGCGCTGTATCTGAAGTGGCAGGAATTCCTGATCCGAGAGATAGCCACGGCATTCGACATCAGCCCCCAGAATCTCAGCATCGAGCGCGATGTCAATCGCAACACGTCTGAAGTTGCGGAGGATCGCGACTGGGATCAGGCCATCATTCCCATGGCAACGTTGATCGAGAATCACATCAATTCAGACATTCTCAAGGGACGGCTGGGAATTCCGTACCTGAAATTTCAATTCAATGGAATGGATCGCGAGGACGAAAAGGCCACTTGCGACATTCTGACGAAGTACTACCAGAACAACGTGCTTACCCCTGAGCAGATCTGCGAAAGGCTTGGGTGGAAAGCGCCTGATTCAATTTGGTCGAAGAAGACCTACGCCGATATGCAAATTGCGATGAAAGCAGCACAAGGCGCGAAAGAAGTAGACGACCCTGAACTCACCAACCAAGGAGAATGAAATGCCTCCGTTAGACCAGCACACAATCGAAATTCCCGACGACGCGCTTCCGGCCCGTCAAGATCGGACCACCATCGGCTCGATTCCAGGCGTAGCCAATGTCGCCGGTGGAAGTGCCGGCGCGGCAGTCGTGACCGCAGTTGCGATGAAGAATCTGCCAGAGTCATATTCTGTTCTGGTGAATCCCGGACAGGACGCAACGTGGTTCGTTTCAGGAAAGACGAACTCCGGATTCAATGTGACCCTAAATCCGAGGTTGTCCACCAATACGCTGGCTGCTGGTTCGTTCGATGTCGTGGTGATCGCATAATGGCCGCCCCGAAAGAAAAGGCGGCGCAGACCGCAATGTCTGCTATTTCCGGGATCTCCGAGAATATCGCCAAAGCGAAAGAATCGGCACAAGGAGAGGTGCTTGCAGCGCTCCATTCGATCGAGTCCGCCCTCGCGGATTTGAAGAATCGGGCGAAAACCGTCGACGGGCATCTGAAGGAAGAATTCTCCCACATCCTCGAAGCCATCAAGGAACTGTAAGGAGGGGCAATGGCTCTCACGACCGAACAGAGGAATGCGCTTCCTGATTCCGACTTTGCTGTCCCGGGAAAGCGTGCGCTTCCAATCCATGACAAGGACCATGTAAAGATGGCATGGTCGATGCTTGACCATACCAAGGGCCTCACTGAAAGCGAAAAAGCCGAAGGAAAGCGCCGTATCTTGAACCGCGCGAAGGAACTCGGAATTGATACTTCCGACTGGGAGGCTCACCAATCCGCAAGGATGGGAATGCAGCCGTCTGGTGAAAATGACGGGGGCAAGATCCAGGCGTTTCATTTCGAAGCGATGAGCCTTGAGGTCCCGGAGGTCAAGGACCATCCGAACCGTGCACCATTTTCAGGGATCATGACGCGCATTGACGAGCCTTCTGACAATCCGGTGGGAGGCGCAAACGGAAAGCGTGTTCTCATTCCGAAATCGGTTGCTGAAGCAGCCCTGTCGTCTCTGCTTGGCATGGGTGTCGATTACAAGCCGTCTCTGGACGGTCACGATGCCCAGAACAAAATCGGCGTCATCACTGATGCAACTATCGAAGGTGATGGCATCCACATCAAGGGTTTTCTGTACGGTTCGGATTTTCCGGCTGCCGTCAGCGAGATTCGGAAGCAAAAGAAGCGTCTGGGCTTTTCTTATGAAGCCCAAGCTGCTGTTGCAGACTGGAACGCTGACCCTGTCGAGGTCACGACGTGCATTTTCACTGGCGCCGCAATCCTGCTGAAGGACAAGGCCGCCTATACGTCAACATCACTCGAGGCTCATGCCTCTACGGAGATCGAAACCATGGACAAGAATGAACTGGAAGCAATCATCGGCGCCGCGGTCAAAGCGGCAACCGAACCCCTGCAAAAAGAACTCGCCGACATCAAGGCCAGCACTGGCAAGATGGAAGCCGCAAGCGTCCTTCACAAGGTCAAAAAGCATGCTGACGCAATCAGGGCTTGCGCCGATGGCCTGGAAGCCGAAGGGATGGGCGGTCACGAGAAGAGGGGGCATGTTGCCCATCTTCGCCGCATGGCCGACAAGATGGAGGCAGAAGCCGTCATGGGCAAGCTGCCGCATATCTGGAATGACCATGACTGGCTGGATGCCGCTTCGGCAGATCTGAAGGCCAAGGTGGAGTCGCTCGAGAAGGAAAACGCCGAATTGAAGGCGAAGGGATTCAGCGCGTCCTCGGCCCCTGGGAGACCCACTGATGAAGCGCTGGCAGCCGAAAAAGCGGCCCTTGCCGCGGGCGCAGAGTCCGTCGACTACAAGAAACTTGACGTCGACCTGAAGGCAAGCGGCGCAACGATTCATCAGCGCCTGGTCGCGATCACCCTCGGCAAGATGGGAGCGGGTGCCACGGCACACTAATCCATATCCAATTCAGCATAAAGCCGCCTTCGGGTGGTTTTTCCATTTCAGCGAAAGGAATTTCCATGAAGCAAGCACAAATGATGACCCTCGAGGCCGCTGCAGATTACCTCGGCACCGGCGCGGTTGAGGTCAACGAATACGAACCCGTCATTACCGACCTGGTGCGCCGCAGCTCTGTTGCGCTTCAGCGCATGAAGGGTTCTCCGGCAACCGGTCAACCGCATCGCTACTTCGAGCAGACCGCTGTCGCAACTGCGACTTTCAGCTCGACCGGCGGACAGGGTGGTTCGGCCATCAGCACGACGCCCTCGGGCCCGACGCGTGCAGAGCGCTCTGCCTTCGTCAAGGCGATCGTCGCCCAGTCCAACATCAGCCTCTTCGACAAGATGGTGACGCAGCAACAGAAGAAATTCGCGTCCGTCATCGCGAAGGACATCGAGGACATCGTCAGCGGTATCCTGCGCCTCGAGGGCTCGAATATCTGGAATGGAAACGACACGAGCCTGACCACTCCCACGACCACGCAATACGTGGGTCTGCTGACGCAGATCGCAACCCTCCAGTACACTGTCGCTCCAGGAGCGTCGATCATCGATGGCCTGAAGAGCGCGGTGGCGGAAATGGTCGGAAGCCCGGATTATGACGTGCGCCCGACCGCGATCTACGTCAACCCGATCCTTGGCGATTACATCGATCGTGAGGCGAAAGCCGGCCAGATCTTCCTCAACGAGGTTGAAGTCGTTGCGGGCGTGAAGGTCAAAGCGATCTCCACCCAAGCCGGCGACTTGCCGCTGATCGGTGACTCGTTCCTGCCCGCGTCCTCGGCCGCTGCCTATGGCTTCGGGGCACCTCCCGCCGGAAACAACAACTATTTCGCGGTGATTCTGACCGAGGAAATGGTCGAGCGTCCTTACGTCTCCGGCGAAGACGACAACCCCAACCCGCTGCTGTTCCAACTCGGGCTGACTGGCAACCTTTCCGGCCAGTTTGTCGGCGTGCACTTCAATTCGGTCATCGCCAAGGGCGCAGCCTATGCCCACGCGACCGTCGCAGTCCAGCGTCCGTAATGCTGGTCTATCGCCCTCATGACGAGCTTCGGGCTCGTCATGTGATCTTCGTCCAACCCGGAAGCCAGCATCGAATCTCCGACTGGATGGACGAAAAAGGAAAGCCACGGATGTTCAACGTGGTTTTCATCAGGGGCCGTGCCGAGGTTCCCAATAACCTCGGCCAGTATTTGATTGATTCGGGGCAGGCTCAAGCCTCCCCGATCATTTTGCCGGAGTAGACCATGCTCTCAAAAAATCAGGAAGACGCTCATGTCGTCATGGATGCGGGGCCTGTCTCGCAGGTTTTTCTATCGGCATCACAGCTCAAGCTGACTGCACCTGGAATAAGCGATCTGCTGCAAAGCGGCGGCTACACGAAACTCGCTGTCGGGGCTACGAACTCAGTCTCCGGCTCTATCGTGGTGCAAAGATACCTTGACGTTGCCGGGACGATTCCTCAAGGTGCGCCGCTTACTCAGGCGCTCACGGCAGCAACTGCTGGCGTGCTGAATGTGACCGACGGTTTGCCGTTTCTGTCATTCACCGTGCAGATCACCGGCGCCGGCACGCTCAGCAACGTCGGGGCGCTTTTGCAGAGCCGATAATGCCGAGCGCCTATCTTCAGACTGGAGACCTGCCTGCTTACAATGTGCCTAATGCAACCGCTTCTCAGATTCAGCAGGCATCGCTTCAAATAGATACCTATCTTGGCCGTAGTGAGGGGCTCGTGTGGTCTCCTGATTCGGATGGTAATCCCTGCTATATGTCTGGGCTGCAGCCTGAACTTACATTAAGCCTCAATTCTCCAATCAATCCTGGTCAGAATGTTGTCGTGGGAGTTTCGGGGCCGACGGGCATGCTGCAGGTAGGATCGGTGTTGATTGCCGACCGGGCAAACCAGAGCCTGGTTGAAGCGCTTGTTGTGGCTTCGGTATCCGGCCAGAACGTGACATTCGAAAGTGTCGCGAACTCGCACGCGGCAAATGCAACGCTTGATTCGGGCCTCACGATCGTCGAGCAGCGCACGATGCCTGAAAATCGCCCCATCACGGCGGTAAGCAAAACCCCGGTCATGCGGATGATCTCTGGAGTTGGCCGCTACGGATACATGCGCAGATCAGAGGACTCTGTCGGCTCCATAGATACCTACAACCTGCTTGCGGTGATGTCGAAATTCGGTGGCCCACCCGCTTGGGAGGCATGGACACCACAAGCAAACTCGATCGATCCTAAAACGGGAATGGTATGGGTTCCAGCAGGCGTGCTCCTTGCCTATTACACTGAGGTACGCATGCACTATGTGGCCGGCTGGGCGCAGGCAAATCTTCCCGCTCCCATCAAGCAGGCCTGCGCGAATATCATCAACAATATCATGGGCACGAACGGCCTCCCAGGGACGGCGCAGAAGTTCCAGGCTGGAGACACGAGTTTTCAGCGATTCGGTACTCAACCCGGAGTGCTCAATAGTCTCGTCATTGACGACGATACAAAGCAACTCTTGCAGCCATACGTTGCTCAGGTTATGGCATGAGCTTTCTTTTTCCGAGGACGATTTCGATTTATCGAAATTTGCCGAATACATCGCCGGGCGTCCAGGGATACAACTATCCGAATGAAAACACGGTGGTTTCATCCGATATCTCAGCAAGCATTCAGCTCTGGAAAGAATCTGGATCGAATCCAGCGGGGCTTCCCGGCGATGTGTCGAAACGGGTATATTGGCGTATCATGTTCAAGGGCGGCGCTGGATTGTGTTTGGACGGGGACGTTATTCATGATGATCTCGGGCAGAGGTATCAGGTGACAGCGGCATATTGGAATTTTTTTGGCTACCAGTGTCTTTGTGAGCGACTGGAGTCGTAATGGCCGATCTATCCGATGTCGTCAATGTCTTGGCGTCGCTCACACAAAGCGCGGTTTATCCGACAGGCACAACGAATCCAAGCGTAAGCGGATCTCCGATTACGATCATTCCTGGCTGGCCTGTTCCGGCTCAACTGGATGCGTTGATCGCGGCTGGATCTTCGATGATCAGCCTCTATCCAATGCCGGGGATGGACGCGAACACGAGCCGCTTTCTGGGTGATTCGCAGGTCCAAAGCTCGATTCCGGCAGCGAACCTGACCCTGACCATTAACGGCAATCAGGTCACGGTAGGAGGCGCGATACTCGCGAACGAAGCAGCCACGCTTCGGGTCAATTATCAGCCGTTCAGCTACCAGATCAAGGCTACCGACACCCTCACAAGCGTTGCCGCTGCGCTGTCTGCCCTGATACCCGGATCGAGCGTCTCCGGCGATGTGATCACGCTGCCTATTGGCGCATTCGATATCGAAGCGCTTGTTTCGGTTCCGGTCGAAATGCAATCGGAAATAGCCCGGCAGACGCGGGTTTTCATGGTGACGGCGTGGTGTCCCAATCCGGGTAATCGGGATGCGATCTGCAAGGCCATTGACGTCTATTTCAAGCAACAGTGGCGCGTAGTCATGCCGGACAACACATGGGCGAGACTGATTTATCGGGGAACCCTTCAGACAGACGAGCTGCAAAAGACCCGGATTTATCGCCGTGATCTCCGATATGAAGTGGAGTACGCCACCACCGCGACCGAAACCGACCAGACGATCACGGATCTCGGAATTACGCTCAGCAGCACCGGAAATACCATCATCAACATCTGAAGGAGTAGGTCATGGCCTCGAAATCTTCCATCAAACTCGTGGTGATCCACGCTTTCGGCAAATACCGCAGGGGCAACGAAATCACCGACCCGGACATCGTTGCTGACATCCTGGTGAGCGAGAATGTTCATTCCGTCCGCAGGGTAGCAGTGTGAATCAAATCATCGTTGCATCGTTGCGCGAAGCCATGATGCCTTTTCATGGCAAGGAAGCGACTCCGCAGACGATTTATCGCATCAAGAAAGCCTTCATCGAAATCGCCAAGCGAAACGGTGTCGATCTCAGTCGTGATGCCGGGCGCATCAAGCTGGAATTCAAGGACGGGAAGAGCCCGAACCTCATCATTCCACCTGATCTGTTGATCACCCACTAGCCGCCTCCGGGCGGTTTTTTGTTTCCCATTCCTAGACCGCCTCCGGGCGGTTTTTTCATGCCCGAAAGGACCGAATCATGCCTGTCTATCAAGCCGGACAACTGAACGTTACCAGCCTGCAAGCCCCCGACCTTTACGTCATCATTCAGCCTCCCGGCATGGTGTATATCAACGGCGTTCCCACGGACGGCCTCGGCCTCGTCGGAGTGGGTTCGTGGGGTCCAGTCAATGCTCCTATCCTTGGTATCGGAACGAATGCCCAGGCGCAGCAGATGATAGGACCAGTCACATTCCGCGCTCATGATCTGGCGACGGCGGCGGCCATCAGCGTTCAGAACTTCGTGCAAAACATGGTCCTGGTCAGGGTTTCGGACGGCACCGACACGGCAGCAGCGATTGCCCTGAAGGATACCGCTTCCCCGACACCAGCCACCGGGATGACCCTTACGGCCATGTACACCGGCGTCGTCGGCAATACCATCACGGCATCGATTTCCACAGGAACGGCACCCAACACCTTCAAGCTGTCCATCCAGCGCCAGGGATTCGTCCCTGAAGTGTTCGACAACATCACGGGGACGGGCGCAACGTTCTGGACAAATGCGGTATCTGCGGTCAATTCCGGTCAATCCGGACTTCGTGGACCCTCTCAGATCGTCGTTGCGACCATCGGGACGTCCACAGCAGCGCCCAATACCTCAACCACCTACACCCTGACTGGCGGGACGGACGGCACGACTACCATCACTGACACCGTACTGGTGGGAACGGATGGGCTTACCCGAACCGGCATGTATGCGCTGCGGAAATCCGGCGTTCAGGTCGGAAACCTGGTGGACTGCCAAACCTCATCCACATGGACGGATCAGCTTGCTTTCGGACTTCAGGAAGGCATCTATTTTCACTCCGCCAACCCTCCCGGAACAAGCGTCACGGCCAGCGCATCGGCGCTCAATACCGCAGGGATCGACGGCTATGGCATGGCCTGCCTGGTCGGCGACTGGTGCTACTGGCAGGATAACGTCAACGGCGTACAGCGCATGCTTTCCCCCGCAACCTTCACCGCGGCAGAGCAGGCCGCGCTTTCCCCGGAGCAGTCGATTCTCAACAAGCCGATCTACGGGATCGTGGCAACCCAACGAAGCATGCAGAACCTGCCGTATTCGGATGCCGAAATCGCGCAAGCCGCACAATCCAGGCTCGAAGTCGTGACCCTTGGCGCCCCTGCCGGGAATATCTTCTCGGCCAGAACCGGACGCAACATCTCGAGCAACGCGGGCACGAACGGCGACAATTACACACGCATGACCAATTACATCGCCTTCACCATGGCGGCCGCATTCGGTTATGTGCCCGGCAAGGTTCAGACCATCGACCTGCGCAGGAACGTGAAGGGATCGATGGACGCCTTCTTCGCCAATCTCCAGCGCGTCGGCATGATCGGGGATGTGAATAACCCCACCTCGGCGGCATGGTCCGTCGAAATCGACGCAGCGAACAATCCATCGTCTCAGGTGGCCTTGGGATACATGCAGGCAAACATCCGCGTTACCTACCTGTCCATCGTCCGCTACTTCCTCGTGAACATCGAAGGCGGCCAATCCGTCACCGTCACGCCTCTGTAATCAATCTCTGAAGGAGCCTCATCATGCCCCAGAACGGCTTGAATATCGGTAAGGATTACCGATTCGATTTCTATACTGCGCAGGGCAATATCGTTCTGCCCACTCTTCTAAAATTCACGGCGAAGAAGATCAATCAGAAGATGACCATCAAGCCCATTACAGGCGCCCCGATTCAGCTTGTTTTCGAGGACGGTGGATGGGAGGGTTCCTTTGATGTTTCGAGGATCGACAGTTCCCTCGACGACTACTTCGCGGCAAGGGAAGCGGCTTATTACGCCGGGGCGAACATTCCCTCCGGGTACATCCAGGAAACCATCAGCGAAGTCGATGGATCGATCTCGACCTACCAATTTCAGGGCGTCGTCTTACTGTACGAAGATGCCGGCGACATCGAGGCTGAGAAAGACGTGATTCAGCGCGTTTCCTTCGTCGCGTCCACCAGGATCAAGAAATGAGCGGAAAAATGGAAATCAAGA